GGTGATCACGTTCGTCGCGGCGGTCCTCGTGATCGTATTCGGGATCCTCGCGGCCCTCGCCGCCAACCGCGGCGAGTACTACAAGTACCCGCTGAGCATCGAGTTCATCAAGGCGTAGCCCGCCTACTTACTGGCTTCCACGGCTGTCGTGGGATTCACCGGTCCGCACGGAGTCCGCAGGAGACTCGAGAGCGGCCCGCATGAGTCCCGCGGCAGCCGCTCTCGTTCGGTCCTCTGCGGTCGGCCAGAGGTGCGCGTAAGTGTCGAGGGTGACGGTCGCCTTGGCGTGACCGAGGGCGCGCTGCACGGTCACGACGTCGCACCCGGACGCGATGAGGCCCGACGCGAAGTAGTGCCGCAGGTCGTGCGGGCTGATGCCGTCCACGCCGGCACCTTCTGCTGCTCGACCGAACCAGTACCTCAGGCTCGCCGGGGTGGGCGGGGCACCAGGGAACAGCCACCCGTCGTCGCCGAACGTTCCCAGCCGTTCGAGGTGCTGGGCGAACAGAGTGACTAGCTCATCGGGGATCGAGACGACACGCTCCGAACCCGACTTGGGCGGAGACACCTCCACCAGTCCCCCGTTGTTCTGTGCCTGCCTCTGCACGTGCAAGGTGCGACGCAGGAAGTCGACGTCGCCGACCTGCAGGCCGGCAGCCTCACCGATGCGCAAACCGGCGAACGCGCACACAGCAATGAAAGGCCGGTACGCCTCCTCAGCAGCCTCAAGCAGCCACCCGACCTGCTCGCTCGTCGGGATCGTCATGCGGTGCTCAGCGCGCCGCTGACGGGGCAACACGACGCCTGCAGATGGATCGACGGCCAGCACCTGGTCACGGACCGCGCCGCGCAGCACGCCCCGGACGAAGCGCATCCTGGTCGTGATCGTCGACGGCTGCATGGTCATCGTCATCGACTTCACCCACGACTCGACGTGACTCCGCTTCACGCGATCCAGAGGCACGTCGCGGAACGAACAACCCATCACGGCGTTCCGAGCGGTCCGCAGCGTCGCGGGCGCCCACACCTGACGCGATGACCAGTCCGCGAAGAATGACTCGAGCGTCACCTTGCCCGACTTCGGGTCGACGTACGTGCCAGTGACGAGCGACGCGGTCACCTTGTCGAGGTGCTGCTGCGCGTCGATCTTCCGGCCGAAGTGACGCGAATGCTCCTTGCCGAGTTCGTCCCGGTAGCGGGCACGCCACTTGCCGTTAGGGCGCTTCTGAATACTTGACATTGGGGATGCCCTCGTAGTCGGGTTCGTCTGCCTCCATGCCCAAGCTGGCTCGGATCGAGTGAACAAGCTTTTCAGGTGAGTGGCTCAGCAGGAACCTCACTCGCTCCTTGAGCTTTTCGTCCTTCGTGCTGCTCGTTGCGAGTTCAAGGGCGAACTGGTCGTTGAGGAACTCTTCGATGTACATCAGCAGATGCGTCTCCGTTGCCTGCAGCTCTCTAATTAGCCCGGCTACCTCTACGCCCTCATCGTCCCCGGTCAGGCTGCCTTCCCAGGCCAATATCTCGAGCACGTCTTCCGACTCGGACAGTCGCAGAGGGCGTTTCCCCTGCTCCACCGTGTGAACCGTCGTCTGTGACCACTTCCACCCACGCGCCGTCATGGCGTCCGCAAGTTGCTTCTGCGTCATGTCACCTCTGGCTCGCGCGAGATTCCGACCGATCTGGGCATCACTGATGGACATGAAGACGAGCATATGGCAAATGGCAATAACGCGCGACACGTTCTGGATCGCATCTGGACAGATGCGAAACGAGCATGTATCTTCGAATCACATCAACAACGATCCGCAAATCGGATCAAGGAGGAAGAACCAGATGTCGAAGCTGCTCACCATCGACGAAGTAGCCGTCCTGCTTAGACGCACTCCGTCTGCCGTCCGCTACATGCGCCACGCCGGAACAGGCCCCCGATCGGCCAAGGTCGCCGGCCGCGTCATGTTCCGCGAAGACGACGTCAACGCCTACATCGACTCGGCCTTCGCAGAGACCGGCGCATGATCCATGCACTCGCCGGGGGCATCTTCCCCGAAGACGAGGACCTCGCGTCCGCCTGGTGCGACCAGGGGTGCGAGACGGAAGCGCCGACCGTGAGTGAAGCGATATCGCTACTCACCTGCGTCAGCAGCAGCACCACCAACGAAGAAGCCCCCGCCAGCGGTAGGACGCCGAGCAGGGGCACAACTGAGAACCCAGAACAGGAACCGATCAACATGGTCATTACAGCAGCAACCACCGACATCCGCACCCTCCGACGCAACGCGAACGAATTCAGCACGAGCGTCCGCCGCAACCTCAGAGCCGCAATGCGTAGGCAGCACATCGGCCCCCTCGCCATGGCACGCCTCTCAGGCATGCCCGCTTGGCGAGTGCTGAGCGTCTACCTCGGCCGCGAGATCAGCGTGAGCGCGCTCCTCAGGATGCAGGCCGCCCTCGGCCTCAGCGTCACCGACCTGTTCGCCACCACGAAGGGAAACTGACCATGGCTTCCAAGTACGAGATCCTCGCCAGCGTGGTCGATCGTGAACACGAGCACCACGCCTACATGAACAACGACGATGGTGACGGCACCCACCACCTCATCATCGGGGCGCTGCGCATCATGCATCGCTACGAGGAGGGGCCGCGGCCCGGCGGACCGAACAACCCCATCGATTGGGAGCAAGCCATCGACGACATCTTCGACATGCTCGCCGGCGGCTACAGCACGCAAGACTTCGACGAGGCCGAACCTTCGACAACGCCATCCGAGCCGAGCCCCCCGCCTGTAGTCATCACCCCCTCGAGGAAACGACACGAGCAAGAAGCCGAAGCCGAACTCACCCTCGCGATCGACCAGCGCTTCGCAGCCGACGAGGGCGGAGGCACCAGTGCATGACCATCTCTGCCCGCAACTGGGCGTGGAAGCTTCACGACGTCACGGGCGGCGGGCAGTTCGTTCGCAAGCTCCTACCCGGGGAGAAGCTCGTGCTCCTCTGCATTGCCGAGCACGAGAACGCCGAGTACGGCTACTCGTTCCCGTCACAAGCCACCATCGCGACCAGGACATGCCAGGACGAGCGCACCGTTCGTCGGCACATCAAGTCGCTGACCGACCTCGGGGCGTTCAAGGTCGAGAAGCGACGAAGACGAGGCGGGGCCTACGACCACAGCGTCTACGTGCTCAACGTTCCACCTCAGGAGCGGGCCATAGACACCGAGTGGGTGCGGCACAACGAGTAGCTACCGGACAGATTGACCGCTAGCACCACCGGACACCCTGTCCGCCACCACCGGACAGGGTGTCCATAACCACCGGGCATCATGTCCGGTTCGACCGGTCAGATTGACCGCCTATCAGTGAGTGACAAGTGATCGAACAGTCATAGAGATCAGTCCCCTTGTTCGACCCGATGTCGACGAGGCGTGTCACGACCAAAGCAGCAGGGACAGCAGGAAGGCACGACGTGAGTAGACACCACCGGTCGGGAGGGTGGACAAGCAACGACCTGCGGAAGTGGAAACCGCGGATCGCTGCCACCCTCCCGGCACCCTGCGTCGACTGCGGACGAGTCGTCACCCCCGACATGCGCTGGCAGGTCGGACACATCGTCCCCGTCTGGCGAGGTGGCACGAAGACCGCCGACAACCTCGGGCCCTCCCACTCCAATGGATCAGGGCCAGGAGGCAAGAGCTGCAACCAGTCAGCCGGCGGACGCATGGGAGCAGAGAAGACCAACAGCACCAAGAGGACAGCGCGACGACTACCCAACTGGTGAACACCCACCCCTCGTAGCTCAGCGGAAGAGCACCCGACTTCTAATCGGATGGCCGATGGTTCGAATCCATCCGAGGGGACATAGCACCACTCACGACGACCCGAAGGACGCGAAATGAGCATGCAAGCCACTGACATACGGGATGAGACTGCGTTTTTTGGTCAGATCGTCAGTACCCCCGTTCCGGCAGCAGCACCTTTTCTCCCCGGGTCAGGCGGTCTCGGGCCGGTGGAGTACCGGGACAGCGGCATTCCGGCCCTCTACCGGTCGTCTACGGCTGGATCTCGCGCCTTCCGATCCGAGTTCCTGCTGGGTGCCCGGATGCTCGGTCTCGACAGCGCCAGGAAGCCCCTGCAGCCTCAGCAGCTAGTCGTTGCGGACGTGTTGAACGCGACGGGTGAGGACGGTCTTGCCCTGACGTCGACGGTGGTCATCTGCATTCCCCGTCGAGCGTCGAAGACGACGTCGATCTGGGCGACGATCCTTGGCCGGTGTGCGTCGCGGGAGGAGTACCAGGTCGCGTTCACGGCACAGTCGGGCACGAAGGCCCGCGACCGGTTCATGAAGGACTTGGTTGCCCCTCTCGAGCGTCGGTTCGCGAAGGGCGACGGCGGGTTCCGCATCAACCGCTCGAAGGGTGGGGAGCACATCCAGTTCGACAACGGGTCGCGCATCGACGTCCTGCCTCCGATCCCCGACAACTTCCGTGGTGACGGCTACGACGTCGTGGTCATCGATGAGGCTCAGACGCAGGGGCCTGAGGAGACGGCCGAGCTCAAGGCGGCGATCCTCCCGACGTTCGACACTCGTCCTGGCGCGCAGCTCATCATCGCGGGGACGGCCGGCAAGCACAGGTCGGGGATGCTCTGGCAGTCGCTCGAGGACGGTCGCCACGGTCGGGCGTCGACGGGCATCGTCGAGTACGCCGCGGGCGACACGCTGACCGAGGAGGAGCAGGCCGACCCAGAGGTGTGGATGCGCTCGCACCCTGGCATCGGGACGCTCACGACGGTCGAGGCGGTGGCGCGCAACCACGAGGCGATGAAGTCCAAGCCGGACACGTTCGCCGCCGAGTACCTGGGCGTGTGGCCCATCGGAGGTGGCGGGCGCTTCCTGTCGGTCGACAAGTGGACGGCGTCGGCGATCGCTGGCGAGCTGCCCGTGCCGCCGGCTCACTTCGCGTTCGGGTTCGCGACGCACCCGGATCAGCTCTCGGCCGCGATCGTGGCTGCATGGCGTGACGGTGCCGGGAATGCGCACCTGCTCCTCATCGATCACCAGCCGAACGTTCGGTGGCTCGTGCCCCGCGTCATCGCCTTGGGCAAGAAGTACCCCAAGGCGAAGTTCGCGCATGACACGTTCGGGGTCGTGGTCGCCGAGGTGGAGTCCCTGCAGCGCGCGAAGCCGCGGCCCCGTCTCGCACCGCAGTCCATGCAGGACGTGAAGACGTCGGCGGCGGTGATCGTCAAGGAGTTGAACGACGGGCACCTGCGCCACTACGGGCAGGAAGAGATGGACGCTGCAGCTCGTCTTGCGGTCAAGCGGAAGATCGGGAACGGCTGGGGCCTTGGTCGCGGGATGTCCGAGGACGACATCACTCCGCTCGAGGCGGCGAGCTACGCGCTTCACATCATCGACGGCGAGAAGAAGCGGGAGCCGTTCAAGCCGATCATGGCGGATTGAGACACACGTTCGAATAATGCTTGTTTGCCGAACATGCGTTTGGTATTCTAGGCGTTATGGGAATCATGTCGGCGGTGAAGCTTTGGTCTTCACCCCGCCCTGATGTCCTCGCTTCACCATGGTCGGATCGCCAGCTCGCGCAGATCGTCGCGTCCGATGTCTTCCCGGATCTCCTCGCGAACCTGCCTCTGACTCGCGAGGCGGCGATCACCGTCCCCGCCGTCGCGAAGGCCCGCAACCTCCTCGTGTCGACCATCTCGCCGCTCCCGCTGCGCGCACTCGATGCGGATGGGCTGCTCGCTCGTCAGCCCACGTGGCTCTCGAAGACCGACGAGGTGTCCCCGTGGCACCGCATGGCAGGCACCATCGACGACCTGCTATTCCACGGGGCCGCGGTGTGGACTGTGACCCGCGGCTCCGATGGCTTCCCCCTCTCGGCCGAGCATGTCCCGGCCAAGCAGTGGCGCATCGAGAACGGGACGATCCTCATCGAGGACAAGCCCGTCGATTCGAGCCGTGTCATCTACTTCCCCGGCCCGACCGCCGGCCTCCTTGCCGAAGCGGCGGCAACGATCCGGGGCGGCATCGACCTCGAGCGCGCCTGGACCGCACGGGTCAAGCAGCCGATCCCCGCCCTCGAGCTCCGAGAGACCCAGGAAGCGAACCTCGAGCCGGACGAGGTCAAGGACGTCCTGAACGAGTGGAAGCGTGCTCTCCGCAGCCCGGACGGTGCGGTCGGCTACGTGCCCTACGGCTACGAACTGATCGACCACGGTGCGACCGAAGCGGCCGTCTTCGAGAACGGTCGCAACGCCGTCCGCACCGACATCGGTGCCTTCACCAACATCTCCGCCGCTCTGCTCGACGCAGCGGTTTCCGAGTCGTCCCTGACCTACCAGACCCAGGAAGGCCAGCGGTCCGAGTACCTGACCTTCGGCGTCCCCATGTGGTCGAATCCGATCGAGCAACGCCTCTCCATGGACGACGTCGTGCCCCGCGGCCAGCGCGTCCGCTTCGATGTGGGCGATCTCGTCGCCCCCGTACCCGCCGCAACCGGCATCCCCACGGAGGACTGACCATGACCGAACTGCAGATCGATGCGGGCACCCTGACCGCCAACGAGAGCACCCGCGAGGTCACCGGCCTCCTCGTGCCCTACGGCGAAGAGTGCCGCAGCAACCTGGGCCGCTTCACGGTTGGCACGGGCGCGTTCAGCATCCCGAACGACATCGACGTCGTTGGCTTCAACCGGGAGCACGCCCGCGAGGACGTCCTCGGCCGTGCCCGAAGCGTCCGAGAGACCGCAGACGGCATCGTGGCGACCTTCTCCGTCGCGAACACCCCCGAGGGCGACACGGCGCTCGCCGACATCGCGGCCGGCAAGCGAAAGCACCTGTCTGCCGAGGTCGCCGACGTCATCATCCGCGGCGGCAAGGCGGTCGGAGGACGACTTTTCGGCGGCGCACTCGTCGCCAAGCCCGCGTTCCCCTCCGCGACGCTCCTGGCAGCCGCTGAGGACATCGGAACCGAGCCTCTTGAGCCTGACGACCCCGAGGCGCAGACCGTCGAGGAGACGGCCGTCGAGCCCGATGGGTCCGTCAAGAAGACCGTCACCACCGAGAAGACGGAGACCGACGCCGAGGGCGTCACAACCACCACCACGACCGTGACAACCGTCACGACCGAGCAGCCGGAGACCCCGGCCGATCCCGAGGAGGGCTTCGTGCCCAACGCAACTGTTCCCGGCACGCTGACCGCCTCTGGTCGTGCGACGCCTAAGCCGCCCACCAAGAGCCAGTTCTTCACGCTGCTCGCCGCCGCCGACACCGGCCAGCTCCCTGCCGACCAGATGGCTGCCCTGCAGCGTGACGCGAAGGCCACCGGCCTGTTCGCCCTGTCCGACATCAAGTACGACGGCACCGGCGGCATCACTACCGGCATCGCCCTTCCCGAGTGGATCGGCGAGGTGTGGGACGGCAACGAGTACGCGCAGAAGTACCTGCCGCTCTTCTCGCACGCTGACCTCACCAGCCTCGAGTACGTCGGCTACAAGTGGGACGTCAAGCCCCAGGGTGGCGACTGGGCTGGCAACAAGACCGCAGTTCCGTCGAACAGCCCAAAGTTCAAGGCCGTGCGCGGCACTGCGAGCCGGTACGCCATGGCCCACGACATTGCCCGCGAGCTGCAGGACCTCAAGGTCTTCGGCGACGCGAGCTTCTTCGACGCCTACTTCAAGGCCGGTGCCGAGGACTACGCCCGCTGGGCAGACAACAAGGTCATCGAGGCTGCCCTCGAGACCGCCGTGACCGTGAAGGCCGACAACCCTGCGGGTCTCGACATCGGACCGGCCATGTCCGCCCTCGTCGACGGCGCTGCCGCGATCATCGCTGCCAACGCGACCCCGACCTTCGCGCTCGTCGAGCTGTCCTACTGGAAGCAGATCGCCAAGACGCCCACCAAGGACGTCCTTGGCTACCTGAACGCGCAGCTCGGCCTGACCTCCGAGGCGGGCCAGCTCGACTCGTTCCGGCTCATCCCGTCCACGGACCTCGCTGCTGG